GCCATCGCACCAATCCCTCGGTTAGCTTCAGCATTGGTAACGAACTCGCCATCCGATAACATGGCCGGTATATCATCACTGGTTTCAGTGCCCGGACCTTCGGTTAATCCGTTACGACGCATAAAAGCACCGTCTGCTACATAGGTTACACCAGGTACTTGTTGAGAGTCTAGGTTTTGAATCCTTGCAACCGGTGGCGGCGCTATTGTAAATGAGAACGGACCTTCTTGTTGAGCGTTGTATTGCTTGGTTACTTCCGATGCAAAGGGGTAATAAATAGGTGCATTTGTATCTGGTAAAAATGTTGGTCTCCCTACGCCACCGCCAGGCATATTGGCGTAATCAGCTGTAGCCCCAAATCCAGACGGATCAAATTGACTAGATGCAAATGATCCAATGCCACCGCCACTAAGCTGGTCATCTCTTCCTGAAGCGCCTGCTGCTTTTCCAAGGCCGAGGAGTGAAAGTATGCCTAGTATTCCCTGTATGCCGAGCTTGTCATAAGCCTTGGACAGCCAATCTTTGATTCCATCGCCTTCTTCGTCACCTTCACCACCTTCACCACCTTCAGCACCTTCAGCACCTTCAGCACCTTCAGCATCAGCACCTTCACCATCAGCACCTGTGCCTAGCTCTTCTCCTGCCAATCCTGCAATTTGATCTTCCGTGAGATCACCTATTGTTTCACCAATATAATCACCAGCATCATCATAAGTCTCACCAATATAATCACCAGCATCGCTCAAATAATCAGAAAGCATATTATAGCCAATGCTATCTTGTATTGTTTCTCCAACATTTCCTACGCTTTCTACCGCATCAATAATTGGTGAATTAGGGTCTATAATTTCTAATGAATCACTTATTGCATCTGGGTTTGTGGGGTTCCCAGCAATTCCCAAAATACCACTTATGGTGTCGTAGGCATTTCTAATTCTATAGCCCCAAGGAGGTGTTCCAGTAGTAGTGACTTCATCAATAACTGTATTATCCGGTGGGCCGCCAGGTACGCCACCAATTGTATTGAGATAATCACTACCAGTAGCCCCACTCGTTGCTTTACCAGAGTGTTGCATGATTGCTAACATAATTTCGGCTTCTGATGGAATGTTTTCAATCCCAGAAGGGATACCAGTAATAGGAAGTCCTCCTATACCCGATCCAGTTCCTTCGTAATAGCCAGGCATTATCCGGCTCCCCATTGTACGACAGGAGCATTTTCATCAAAGCCCCCATGTTTTATATAATATGCAGCTAGTTCATCATAATTAGACGGCTTACTTAATCCAGCGCTTGGGTTCGCCGCTACTCTTTCGCGAGCCGCCTGTGCGCCACGTCCAAAGCCTCGTCTCTCAAGTTCTAATCTTTGTTCTATTGGCATATTTTTCATTATTCGTCTCTCTCTTGTTTCCATTCGCTGGCCTTGCCCAAAGTTACCGCCAGCGCCTTTACCAAAACCTCCAGAACCACCTACATTATACATCGCTGAATAAACTGGCATTGCCATTAACGCACTAGCGGTAGACATTCTAGCGCTCATGTCTTGAGCGGGAAGGGTTTTAAAAGTTTCAGTCTTTCCAGTCTCCTCATTGTATCTTTCACCAGGAACCTCAGCGCCCACCACCTGTTTTTGAAACTCATGGGTCGACATATTTCTTACTTCATCTATAGCTTCTTGTGAAGCACCAGCTTTTTCCATTTGTTGTATAAGTCTAGTTCTAATTCCTTGTCCTCCAAATTTATTTGCCAGTTGGCCAACAACCCGTATTATCAAAGGTCCCAAACCACCTGTCATTCCAGAAAGTATAGTATTGCCCACACGATCAGGAGTAAATATACTTTTCACAATGTCTCCTGTGCTCTCTGGCTCGTGAGTATTCTGTCCATATATATTTCCATATATATCGTGTTCTATAGCTCTTTTTTGCAAGTATTTTTTTCTTTTGATAGCATCAGCAACTGCGCGAGCATCGGCACTTTCTTGTGCACTCATGCCACTTCCATAGCTGGGTTTTTTCACACCAGTAGTAAGAGCAGAATTAAAATATGGATTAGCTGTTGATCTATTAAATTCTGCAAGAGCATTAGATTCATAAGGATTTGTTAGTGGTTTGCTGTCGACTAAATCACCATCAGCTAAATGCACAATGCCTCCAGAGTTCATGCCTGTGGGTGAAAAATTAACATCTTCTGGATCACCTAGTTCATTAAACTTATCCATAGAGCCGCCCATCATTATCTTTGATATTAAAGCGTTGATGCCAGCCACGCCTTTAGTTATTGGGTTATATTTGGTGGGTAATATGCCTCCTTTGCCTGCTCCCTCAAGATTTTCAATAGATTCATCGTATAAAGAACCCAAAGAATCATCTTCGGGGTCAAAAAAAACATCTTTTAATGCGGGAGGCTCAAACATCAATGGTCCAACATCAGACCCCCAACTTTCCATAGCCTCATGATAAGCATTGAGCCTATCGGTTTCATGTTGCTCCAATAGCTTCTGCAACCCGCCTGGAGTCGGAGTAACGCCTAATTGTTCTACAATCTCTTCTCTCATTTTCGCATTATATAAATATTGCGAAGATCCCACGAACCGAGAGTCTTTACAGTATATCTGTTTTTTAAGTTATAAATCAATGGATATTGCTCCGTTGGTGCTTACTGATAATGAGCTAACAGCCCCTGTTGCGCTAACCCCTCTAGTCGTTCCTGAATAAATATCATGCCATTTGGAGCCATCAAAAACTTGTAAACTCTTAGCATTGAGGTTCCAGATCACATCACCAGGATTGAACTTATTTTGAGACAGCGTGGTTAATGTGTATTGAGGCGTTGCCGTCGGATCAAACGTGCCTAAGTTTAATTCAAGGACGCGCACCAAACGATTGTATACATCTGGGGAAACCTCTCCTATAGCATTAGGAAGTCTCGTTTCAAGAAGTTTTCCCATTAGCGTTTGCCGTTAGGTCTAATTTCCATTCGTGTTGCTCCCACTCGAAACCCTAACCCTTCTCTTAAGCCTGCTGAATTATCGTCATCGGACTCAAAACGCAGCACGACCTGACGTGCTCTAGCTCTGGTATTAATTTTATCGGTAGAAGAAGTAACAGATGTAGTAGAGGCAGTGCTTAAACTTTCAGCCGGCCAGTTTCGTTTCTTAAGCACCACGTTCATGGCAGCATCGCTATTTGATCCTGTAAATCTAATGTCCGGTATGATGCGATTAACAAAAGTGTAATAGTCGCCTTCTTGAATATCTAAACTACTGGATTCAACATAGACATTGTCCATAGGGGATCCGTCCGCATCGTTTCCTGTTTCATGTTTGTATAAATAATTATAAGTGTCTTTGCCCATAGCCCTGGGATAATCTTCAACACCTTCATCCAGCCAAGAATAACGAACCAGTTGCCCAATTGACCAAGTTTGTTCCAAATAATTGTAAACCACATAACGATCAATTTCATCGCTACTACTTGAACAATAGAACCAACCCACTTCATCAAAGGCTTTATTTAGAAAACCAAACACTTTGAATGCTTGGGTTAAATTAATGTCGCTAAACACATAACTATGTACCGAAGACGCCAGTGGCGCTACCGAACCGTTATAAAAATAAAAGCCTTTTAAGTCCATCCAGAAAACACCACTAGGTGCATTGACAGCAGCGTTAGGACCAATTAACCCCACGCCTTCATTTACTAAGTTGGTGCTGAAAGTGTAAGGTGAACCAATAAATGTCATGGAATATAAAGACATGTCTGTCCAAATTAAAGTTTCTTGTCGTGCCCTTAAGCCGCCAATAATTAAAGACCCGGCAGATAATCTAAAAGACCCTGAGGTGTTCGTCAGCGTAGGTTCCCATTCGGCCGCGTTTTCCTGATCCGACCAACAAATAAACATAGGGTCCAATGATCCTGTCCTGGCAGTGCCGCCATCATTTAAAGGGTCAGCTCCTAAACAAATAATGTGTCGATCAATGTCACTAACTAAAACTTGCAAAGCTTTTGTTGGTGGTAAATTGGCACCACTTAAAGAGCTTAAAGCAACAGCTCTGGTCGTTACACCATTAGTTTCATCCCAGTAATAAATACCTCCAGCCCTTGGATTAATAACTAAATCTTCCCCAAAATTATCGTGGCTCCATAAACTTAACTGACTTGTTTCTGATATGGCTGA